GGCAGCGGGGCGGCGTTGCCGACCATCGCATCACTGCCAATAGAAGCGGCAAGCGCCACCTGCGAGGCGTTCCAGTTGCGACGGTTCGCAAGAACCGCACGCTGTTGTTCACTTGTATACAATAGCATTGTTTGCGCTCCTTACGATGCGGCTGTGACGAAGTTGTTGGCGATGCGAACGTCGGCAAGGGTGCCTGCCGAATATGCGCCTGGCACGTCGTCGAAGGTTGCGAAAACCCGCTCCGATACGCCCGATGCGATGAGGCGGCCATCCGCGCCGATAGTCAGGTTCGCGCCTTTTGCGTACGTCGCATTGGCAAGGCGCACTTGGTAGATCTCACCGACGCGAGGGCGAAAAGCGACGCCCGTATCTTCATCGGCATACGCCGTTGCGACAGACTGCTCAAAGAAATTTCGGTTCGACAAAATGAGCAGATCGCCTTCAATGTCTGCCGCTGTTGCCATGGTGAATTCTGTGGCGCTCTCAGTCACCAATATCCCCGGAAGGTATGCCCCCGCGACTTTTTTGTCGGAAACAGATTCAGCTTCGGAATTAACCGGGCCGCGATAAATGACGTTGCCTGCCATAATTATGCCACCTTCATGTTTGTGTTGAGGTCCACGTCCGCGAACTCGTCAGCGGGCGCGTCACCAAGCGCGGCGTTGAGGTTTGTTGCAGTTCCCGGCTTGGCTTTTTCGGCCAGCTTACGGGCTGCGTTAATTGTCAGCTCACCGGCGGACTCAGCGTCAAGAATGTTGGCCTTGACGATTGCGGCAACATAGCCTGCAAGCTCGGCTTCATCCTTGGCCTTGGCGTTGGCTGTCATTTCGACCTGTGCGTCGATCAGCGGCTTCATTGCCTCTGCCATTGCGGTAATCAGGTCTTCTTTCGTCACTGCTGTTTCGGTCAGGGCGTTCACCTTGCCGGACAGCGCGTCGAACTGTTCCTTGTCCATGTTCAAATCCTTTTCATGGGGTTGTTGTGGTTCCCGCGCTGGCGAGAACGCCTCTAGTAGTGCGGTTTTCATTCGCTCAAGCATCGGCACACGTTCGCGCCGCTCCATCGCTCGGGCTAGGTGGTCAACCGCCCAATCCAATTCCCGATCGCTGTCTTCCAGCGTCGAGTTTATTACGTCGATATGCTCACCCTTGGCATTCACCATCATGCCAACGCCCTGATCTGGGGTGGCCGCGCCTTCCTCATTCAAGAGGATTGCGTCGTGGTCGAAATACATATTGCGGGCGATGTGTTCGTGGTCTTCCCCGTCCGGGCTGTCCAGGCTGCACAGAAGGCCCGTGGACGTGTGGACGGGCTTACCTGCGTTGATAGCCTCTATCACTGCCTTGCCGTTGGGGCTCTGGCTCGCGACCTCCACGTCGATAATCTTGTCGATCAGAACGCGGCCATTCTCGCGGCGCACGTTGATATTGTGCGCGCCGATGTAGGAAATGGCGAGTCCGTCCGGGTGAGAGGCCGATACAAAATCGCCGTTGACCCTTGGGTGTCCAAATGGGGCCAGCGTATCGTTTAGGGTCATAAACCCCTTTTCGATTTCGTCAGCCGGATATTTGATTTTGTTCATAATGATGCCGTCAGGAAGCGTTGCCGACGGAACAATGATAACGTCCCGCCCGTTGCGCTTTTCATGGCGGATAGCGGCCATGTTCGCCGCCGTGGTGACGTTTACGCGTACTTGCTTCATATCTCATCATCCTCAATTTGATCCGGGCCGTCGCCTTCGTGGCCCGTGACCATGCGGATTTCGCCGACGGTATAAACCGGCTCAGCGGCCATCTTGGCGTTAGTGTCCGCCATCTTGTTAGCCAGATCGGCCTTTTCGGACGCGGTGTTTTCGGTCAGGTCTGACCATTCGATATGCCAGTCGCGCTCGGGCAGAATGCCGAACTGCTCAAGTCGATTGATGAAAACGTGCAGTGTGGGAATGACGGTGCCAGATCGGCGTGCCATGTTTGTTTTCGACCAGGTGTTGTTGTCTTCGGTGCTGGCGCGTTCGCCCGTCTGCGATCCGACCAGAACCTTGGCGGGGATCGGGATGGATGCCGCAAATCCCATCAGCGAAACGGCGTGGAAATGTTCAGGAGACGGCAGGGTGACGGCAAGGGTGCTGACCTTCATCCCCTGCAATAGCATGGAGCTGTCAAAGCCCTTGTTAAATTCGTCCGCAGTCTCGCCAATCTTATCGGCGACCTCGGTTAGATCGACTCCCATTGAATCGGCCATTGCCTGCAACTGGGCTTCTTTATCAATTTCAAACGTCAGGCCGCGCTTGGCGTTTTTCCAAAATCCCTCGCCGCCAGCGCCACTGATTTTTTGCAGGTCGAGCAGATCGTTGTACCCTGCCTCAAGCGCGCTGTCGGGATGAACAGTGCCGTCTTCTGACCAAACGATAACGCGGTTGGGGTGGACTTCGAAGGAGCGAGTCTTGTTTACGTCGTCGCCGACCGCAGCCTCGTTGAAGCTGAACATCTTAGGCTGGCCGTAGTCCACCGAAAGCTCGTCGGTATCCCACGATGAAACTTCAAGCTGTCCAGCCCATGCCGGGATGATTTCGACTAGGCCGTCTAGGCCGCCCCCGACGCGATCCACAGGCTCTTTGAACCGCTTGCTGTCAGCGAGGCGCAGGATGATACCGGAATAGCCGCCGACCAGTGACCGGCGGTCAGCATCCGCAACGCGCTGCCAGATGCGCAAGTCATCAAACCGCTGCCGGATTTCCATTTCAAGAGGCGTTTCATTCGCCTCTTTGGTTTCCCAAATTTGCGGGTTGTCCTGCCATGTTTTCAAAACGGTCTGGTTGATGCCCGCCTTGGCAAGCCCGTTCCGCTTATACATGCGATGGAAGTGCTCAAACACCAGCGTGGTGGGATATCCGTAGTCTGCATAGTGGTCGTGCTTGGCGCTGCCGTAGTAGCCTGGGAACATCTTTGACAAGCTGCGTTGCGTCGCGTTGGCGATGATATCCTTGGGGTTCATCATCTGTGCCTACTCTTTAGCAACATTGCGGTTTGCGGTGGTGTCTCTGCCAATTCCGAAAACGCGCGCGACGCGGCGTCCACTTGGTCTTTCCACTTCCCGACGGGAAACGTGGTGATCTCGTCAAGAAACGCTTTGTTCCAGTCGCCGCTAACCAGATAGACATTGCCGCCCTCGGCCTGCGCAGATAGCCCCTCGGCTCGCGTTGCCTTTTCGCCAGTCTCCGTCGACGCCCGGTAATTGTGCGGCGCGATCTGTTTTATCAGATGCTGAGCCCATGACTTGCCCGCGCTTCCAGGGTCTTGAGGTATTGAGCCGCGAACGCCGGGGTGCTCCGCCGCGTCCTGCCCTGCCGTGTTGACTATCAGCCGCTCAACCCCCGCGCCCGTTACCTGAGCACGTGTGGCGTCTGCTATGAAGTAACGCCCATCATGTGACCGGCCCATCAGGATGCCCGCCGTATAGGCGCTGTCGCGGCCCTCTGAACCGGCTAAATCCCAGCCCCGTACCCATCGGCACCCGGCTGGTGCTGCTGGCACGATACTGAACCAATCGCGCTGGAACATTGCCCCGCCGCGCGGCACCGGATCTTGCATGTACTGCCCAGCAAATACGTATCTGCTGGCGTGTTCTTGGCGTTGCAACATTTCAATCGGAAACTGTTCAGGCCAGAATGATTGTTCATCCTCGGTCAGCGCCGGGATTTTGAGATGCTCCCATTCCTCGCCGTTGCCGCCAGCTAGGAGCCACCCACTCAAGTCTTCCTCATGTAGCCGCTGCATGATTACGATGATCGGCGTGTCCGGCGTGTTGCGTCGGCTTTCCATGGTCATCTGAAACCAGTCGATCACGTTTTGCCGTTGTACTTCGCTGGTTCCCTCACCAGCCTTGTGAGGGTCATCAATTATGATACAGTTAGAGACAACCGCACCGCTTTGTGATAATATGAAATTATGATTACCCTCAACCTCAAGGCAGAAAGTTTCATCAACATGACCGTCATACCTAACGAAAACTGGCTTCCTATCTTCGGAGCCGAAGGCATTTACGATATTTCCGACATGGGCCGGGTTCGTCGAACCAGCCCTCTCAGATTTCTTAAGCCTTCCTGCGACGGGAAGGGTTACAAGCGCGTTAATCTCTCCATCCATGGCGCTGTCACCATGAGATACGTGGCTCACTTGGTCGCGCAACACTTCATTGGCGAAAGACCTAAAGGCAACGAGGTCCGCCACCTCAACGGTGACCCCTCTGATAATAGACTGCTGAACCTTGCGTATGGCACAAAGGCGCAAAACATGCAGGACGCCATTAGACACGGAACGTTCCCGGTTCTCGAAGATAGGCCCGGTGCAAAGCTCAGCCGATCCGCCGTGCGCGAAATATTCCAAAGCGCCGATGACAGCCAAGGTCTGGCTGAGCGGTTCGGTGTCGTCGTGGGCGTCATCAGACAAATCAAGCTGCGAGAGACTTGGAAGTCGGTCACTCAGGACTTGCCGGACGCTATCTGGAACGCAAAGCCAAAGCACAGTGATCGCGTCATTCAGATTGCGATAGACCGGACGCTCACCCGGCAGGCCGCCTGCGACGCTACAGGCCTCTCCATTCACCAAGTCAAGCGACTGCGAAAGATGAATAGCTGATAGCCATCCTTGGCTTGTCAAAATCTCATGGTCGGGGGTGCAGCGGAATGTGCTCCCGTCTGAAATCCCAACCTCAACAATGTCGTTTGCCGGGTTTTTCCAAAACCTCTGGACATTTCGAAGCTCGTATTTTCCTTCTTTTTCGCTGTAAGACCAAACCCTGACAGGCTGGCCGGACCGCACTAGATCACCAATTTCGCGCGGCCCGTGCTCTGTCTCGACGAGCTGATCTGACGGAAAGCACCCACCGAACCCGTCGCGCATCTTACCCGCGCCGTATCCGGTGATGGTGCCTTCCGCGCCGGTTGCGTAAAACACGCCGCCCGCGCTGGTTCTAAATTCATCCTTTGCGGTGCTGTCGCCATTTAGCTTCACCCACGGGAACGCCTCGGCATACGCCTCAGACTGCATGAGCGCCCGGACGGCGTAGGTGTTGGCCGATGCGAGCCGCTTGGAATAGCTGGCGTGGATGAATTCGCTATCGGGGAACAGCCCGCCAGCCCATGCCATGAAGTTCTTGACCGCCAGTTCAGTCTTGCCGGATCGCGGCGGCACGTTGATAATCAGGCGCTTTGTTCGCCCCAGCAAAACCCGCTCCAGCGCATCGCAGATTAAATCCTGATGCCAGTTCAGCTTTACCTCTACCCTGCGCGTCTCGCGGAACATGATGCGCGTGAAGTCCAGTAAGCCGCACCGGACGTCGGCAATTTCATTCGGGGTCACAGTGCTTGCGGTTCATCGCGGCCAGTGCCGCGTCCTGCGCTGGCCCGGCGGGTGACATTGTGCCGTCGCTTGATTTGATATCCACAGATGTCAGCTTTGCGTGGACGTATGGCGCGGCCTTATTTGCCGCGTCCACTCGCTCAGACTGTTCGGATTCCGGATCACGCATGACTGAAAGCAGGTAATCCAGCGGCGTGAGACCGCTTTCCTTTACCGCCTTGCGAATAACCTGCGTTGACTTATTGATCGCGCCCGGCTTGCGGCCAGCGCCATCACGCTTACCACCTCGCGCCATTTGATTTCCTTTGATATTTAATCGAAAGCCCGTGATCGAACGCGAAAGCCCGCCGTCGCGTGATGCGGGGCGGGCTGTGTTGAGTGCGCTTGATGTAGGCTGCGGGACTTCATTACCAGCAATTGCGAGCCTGTGCCGCGCTCAGGAGGTGATGCTGTGGGATCATCTAGGGCCGGGTATCCCACTGGATTACCAATGCCAGCCTTTTCTGCATCACCGCCAAAGGGCGGTTACTTGCCGGTTACTGTCCACGTCCGGCGCCCAATTTATCGCAAAGGGCGGTTTAACGTCAGCGCGCTAATGCCTTACTTGCCCGCATTAGTGGGCCAATAGTAACCCGCCGCGAGGCGCATCGTTGAGAGGCGGGGCAGGTGTTATCTTCGGAGTTAGCGGGCTTTCCCCGCCTTGGGCACATTGGTTTAACCTCGAAATTTATAACTGGTGAGTTACAAATCGTCGTGCGATTATCACGTAACGCAAATAATCTACTGTGTCAACCGCCCATAGCCACGGCCAGCCGATCAAGCGCCGCCCGTAAATGCGCCATGCCTTGGGACAGATTTTCGCGCTGGTATTGCTTGAGGTGCGCGACTGTCCTGCCCTCACCTACCACCGCCGCCAGAATCGCCCTGTCGCTCTCGATGATGTGCTTGGACACGGCGATATAGTCAGACATGCGGTCGATCTGGATGTCAATGTGAGCATCTGGCTTAGACGTGCTGTCAACGCGGGTTGCGGCATAGTCGGTTCCCTTGCTGCGTTGCGTTGCCGTCCAAGCGTCCCTTAGAGCCTCGCCAGCCGTAAAGCCTGCGTCGCTGATCCGGCCAAGTCGATGATAAGTTTCCAGCATATCAACGCGCCGCACGCCCTTCACCCCGTTGGGGTTGACGCGCTCACCCGTATCTGGATCCACATCGCCTCGTGCCTCAGATACCAGCCCGACGCGGTTCGCCTGCCCGGTTGCCCCTTGGTCCCAGCGAGGCTTAGCCAACGACACATCGCCGCGCTTCTGGGCCTTGATGCAAGTTCCGTGCTTGAGGCGCATTTTTGACTTTGCGTCTGCCCACTGGGCGGCGGACTCGATTGCTTTGCTCATGTTGGCCTCCTTCGCTTGATTTTAGCCCCACCACGGGGGTTGATGCTCAATTCGCCGACCAGTGCGCGGTAGGCGTCCAATTCGATCCCCTGCGCGCAGTTTCGATGCCTGTATGCGCTGATGGTTTCGCATTGCGCATTGTTCGCTCGTTCCAGTAGGTCGATGCGGTCCATCAGGCGGCGGGTGTTGGGATCAATGTTCACTGTATCGCACCTTCATCGCTTCCCTGACTGCCGCCGCTGGTATTCCTGCCGCCGCCATCTGCGCCGGTGTATCGCCGCGGTGGATCGCAGCGCGGGCCAGCGCTACTTGCGCTTGCTGTTCGGGGGTCATGCCCCACCCCTGACGCTGCGAAACTCCAGATTGTCGGCGGCCTTGATTGACCGATGGATCTGGCAGTGGGCTCGGCAAACATTTTCCTCGTTTCTAACCCGCTGCATATGCGCCGCCGCGCCGTGTACGATGGTGCTGTGGTCACGGTAGCCGTAGTGCGCGGCGATGGCTGGGTAGCTGGCGGGTGTCAGGTCGCGGCAGAGCGCGTATGCCATCTGTCGAGGGTGCGCGAATGCTCTCTCGCGGCAATGGCCGGTTAGGTCTAGCGGGTGCAGCTTGTAATGCTCGGCAACAGCTTGTGTGATGTCGGCTAGGTGGATCATTCTACCACCACCCAGATCGCTGCATGAATCGGGCCGGAGTATTCCGCCCTGCCGCGCTTTTTCAGCCGATACAGCGCCTCCGCTACCATCGTGCGGCTCATGCCGCCCATCTCGCGGTGCAGGCCAGATGTACCAATCGGCCCGTGGTGGCGCAGTGCGGCGTAAACCAATTCGGTCTTGGCGTCGGCATCGCTGGTGTCGCGCAGTGATACCTCCTTGGGGCCGATGCAGCCTGTGGACCGCTTGCCTGCGCCGGGTAGTCCGGGGATCCGCTCACCGGCGGCGTTGACATATCCGTGGATCATCGCGCTTTCGAGCCATTGGCCTTCTGCCGGGCTGTATGCTGGGAGGGTCATGCGCTGACCTTTCGGATCTTCATCGAGTTGCGCTTGACGTTGCTCATTGAGAACGC